TAGATAAACATGTATTAGATCATCCAATTTTTGCTAATTTAAAACATACCATACTCAAAGAAATTGAGAATTTTTTACACAAGAGTTTAATTATAAATAAACGCTACCAAATATTTGAGTCTTGGATAACTAAAACACCTCCAAACTGTAAATCTAATTATCATACACATTCAAGTATCTTCTCTGGTGTTTTTTATTTGGATACAATTAAAAATTCAGGAGAACTGATGTTTAATAATTTTAATGCAAAGCATATTTTTGATGAAGATGAATTTTTACATGGTAATTATTTAAATGCACAAAAATGGGTAATTGATCCAAAAGATGGTTTATTAGTTATGTTTCCAAGTCATATACATCATAAGATAAGTACAAACTTATCTAACCAAGACAGATACTCATTAGCTTTTGATGTTACTAAATTATGACCTTAGAAAAAGATTATTACTCAATTTTTAAAGTAGAAAACCATGTAGAGCATAAAGAAAATCTTATAAATTTAATAAACAAAATACCTAAAAATAAATATAATAATATAAGCCACACGGATTGGAACCTATCTGATCAAACAAAAAAAGAATGGCAAGAATATTTTTTAAATAACATATATAGTCAATGGAGTAAATTTTTTAATAAAAAAACAAAACAACAAATTATTTTACATAATTTTTGGTTTCAATGGTATAACGTAGGCGATTACCACAATTGGCATGTGCACACTGACACTCATTTTACAAATGTTTATTATTTAAGTTTGCCTAATCCTAACGTTAAAACTTCAATATTAGCTTTTAATAAAGAAAAAAACATAAAAGTAAAAGAAGGTCAAATTTTAACTTTTCCTGCTTTTTGGAAACACTGTTCTCCAAGAAATATATATTTTGATCCAAAAATTATAATTAGTTTTAATATTGATTTAAACTAAATCTTTAGCTTTTCCTAATACAGGTTTGTACTTAGTTTTACCTTCTGATTTGTATGCGTGTAAGAATTGTGCCCTAGGTGTTCCCTCTACCCAACTTGCATGAATCCAACCACTGTTAGGTTCACCTGGTGTGTAAAACTCAAGTATAAGCTGATCTGGTGTAAGGTTGTTTTTAATCCAATCAAAAAGTTCAGCGTTGTCTACGCCAATACATTCGAAGTCTGCAGCTTCAGCTTTTGCATGCTGTGACCTAGCTGAGCTACCAATAGCTGTGCATAATTCTACACTACGATATCCGCTAGTTATTTTAACTCTGCCGAAGTGATCACGTACCGGCTGTAAAATATTTTCACATAATGCTTTTAATTTTTCTATTTGTTCTGCGTTAGGGTTATTATTTATGCCTTTACGTACTGCAGTGTCTGATTTAATTAGCTCAGACAAAGTAAAATTACGACTTAGATTCATTTTTTCCTCCATTATTTTCAAAACTTAAATCTTCTGCGTGTTCTTTTTTTTCCATTTGATAAAACATTCTATCTGAATCTTCTGTTACCATATCCGTAGCCTCTGCATCCCAATAAGTACTTTGGACTTTATAGTCAGGCCAACTGTTATCAGTAGTGTAACTATTAACATGCCACAAAATACGGTTATTAGGCTGAGCTGCATAATTGCCGTTAGTAAGAGCCAATATATGCGCACACTTATGTTCTTGAGGTATTTCAGAATGTTCCAC